CGTTTGGGGCGAGGACGCCGCCAGACCATTTGGCGCCCCCAATTAACCCTGAAATACTTTCAATATCAGCAGAATTCCAAAAGGGGTTATACTGCCCGATATTTCGGAGTTCGGCAAGCGATTCCACATTCTCAACGATGCCGGTTTGCCCTGCGTATTCAAGTGCGTTCCACGCGGTAACTCCGTCGCCGATCTTGAATTTGCCGGTATCTGACTCAAATCCTGGTTCACCTTCATTAAGCGTGGGATTGGATGCCGCTGCAAGTGCGGCCGTGTTTCTCCGTAACTGTATGTTATCTATCTGTGTCATAGTGTCCCTCCATCAATATAGTTACCCGTTCCACCAATCACGAGCGCATATTTGCGCTCAGTGTAACTCTGAACGTTAATAATCGCTACATTTGTAGTATTATCAATTTTCTCGATTGCCTCTTCGAGATCGTCGATTGAATCGTACTGTTCCACGGCGTATTTCGTCACAGGGTACCACCGTCAATGTCCTTGTTTTCGAGGTTCTGCCTGAACGCGTCGTGGTCGTAACTGGTATATCTCCGAGACACTGCTGTTCCAACTGGCCAGGTCTGCGCCGTTGTGCCGCTGAACCCTCGCGTTAGATCACTGATCGTGGTCCCCACTTTGGTAGCGTATAGCACCACTTCTGCCATTGCTCCGTTTCCAAGCGTTGCCATATTTGGTGCGTCTGGCAAAACATCGGCGTCCACCGTGATTGAGTCCGATATTGCCGTGATGCTCGCGGTCAGAAAAGCAGTTGGTGATCCAGACTTCGCCGGATACATAGTTACTGCCATGTCGCTATCCTCCTTACGTCCCGAGCGTGCCTGTAATAGGGCCACTCACCTTGATATTAAACGTCATCAGGATATTGTCGTCGATCGGCGTTTCGAGCGGGATCCCGGTGATAATCCCGGTGAATATCATCGTCTTTCCGTCCGGGAAGGTAATGGTGTATGTGTCCGTATTCAGGCTTGGATCGCCAATTGCCCGGGTATACAACCGATTCATCGAGGCGTCTGCTCCGTCATAAAAGATGGTAACCCCGAGCGAGCCGCCGTCTTTGAGGCCCGCGCAGAACGTCCGCCAGTAAGTGCCGTCGTGGACGGTCGTTTCGAGTTCGTCGATCGCGATTTCAGGCGGCGTGATTTCTTTGACTTCGCCAAGCGTGCCTGTTCCGTCGGCGATCGTAGTTGTTTTCCCTAAATATTTGCATCCCATAATTCATTCCTCCTCTACATTCAGATTTACGTTCATCGTCCATACGTTGGCAGTTCCAGCGTTGGTAGTGATCTTCCCAAGATGAGTTGGTTCCGACGCAATAAATACCCCGCCGTATCGTGTGCCGGAAAGACTTGTGTGTACGATTGTTTTGAGGGCGTCTCTTATACCCCCGATCAGAGTGTTACCTGCTAGATACTCCCCGTTACGCACACGCACTTGTACTGTGGGGTGGGCGATCCAGGAGTCCCCGTCGAAGTCTTGATAGGGGGGGGGCCCTCCAGTATCATACAGAGTTACACAGTCCGCGGGAGACGCGGGTTCTGAACTTACGAACAAGTTTGTGCCCAATGTCAGCCCCAACCCGCCTACAGAGGCTAAATAGGTTGCTAATTCGTATGCCCGGCTCATAGTTTCACCTGTTTTGCAAGATACTTCTCTAACTTTGGCGCGGTCTCATTCACTGCTTTTTCGAGGTATTTTGCTTCGCCTACGTGATGTTTGGCTTCTAAGTTCTCGTGGACTGCCACCGCATAGGGGTTGTCTTTGTCCCAAAGGTCTGCAAACTTTTCGTATCCTACGACCTGGCTGTATATCCCGTCTTTTTCAAGCGGACCCTCGTTGAACGATCGTTTCCTCAACTCCCCTGTTTTTAGCGGGGTTTTTGGGATAGCGACGCGGATAATCTCGCCTCCCGCCTTCTGCATAGCCCGCGCAACCTTGTGGTTCATCTCCTTCTCTGTGGCTCGCAACTTTGAGATCAGTATGTCGTCCCCGATTAGCATGACCCCCCTCGGCCGAGCCATCAGAGATCAACCCCCGTATGATGCAGCGTGCCGTCTTTCCCGCGCGCGTGCCTGATCGCGATGGGAACCCGTTTGATCCCGTCGTCCAGCGCGATCAGATCTTCGTACTCTACCTTTTCTTCCAGAGTCACGTGGCAAAAGCTCATAACTTCTTTTCCGTCGCGGGTATACCTGAGTTTCTGCCGAAACGACACCCGCGCGTTGAGAGAGACGTCTGCGTTGTAGGACGGGTCCCCCATCGCATTTTGGCCGTTGTATGTCGCGAGAGTGATCGTCTGGTTGAGATAATCTCCTATCGCCACGGCAATATCGCCCCCAGGATCGCCGAAACTACCGCCGCAGAAATAACCCATGCGGCGGTTAGTTTTCCGATCAGAGTGGCTTGCCTCCGGTCGAGGGCTCTGATCTGGTCGTCATGGTTTCTGATATCAGTGCGGATCAGATCGATCTTTTCGGACATCGCGACAATATTAGCGTCCATCGTTGCGATCGAGGTTAGGATTTTCTGGATCTCGTTCATCGGTAGCACCCCCCCCCGTTTTCGACTCCGCACACCCCCGCCGCGTCAAGATCAAGACAATCTAAGGAGTCGTCTCTTTGGACCCCGGTAGAGATCGCGCTCAGGCTGAGGTGGCGGTTGCAGTTCTCGACAATTTGATGGTATTTCAGGATATACTCCTGTGTCTGCCCCCCCTCACCGTATGTGATAGTGTAATCGTCTATCTTCTCGGACTTTACTCCCGTCATCCCCGCGCCAGACGACAGCATGCTTGCGATATAATATGTAACTGCCGTATTTTCAAACGAGGTCCCCAAACACGCCGGGGCGTCTACTTCAAACCGTGCAAGCGCGATCGCATACAGATCGTCGATGAGCGCGGGGACCGGAAACGGCGTGATCACCGGCAGGAGCATTTCGACTTCTTCTTGGGTCATTCTTTCGCGCGCCTCCTGACTTCTTCTACAAACGCACGGTGACGGTTCTTCCTCTCATCTGCATATCCCTCAAATCCGTTAAAGACCGCATCAACCCTGGTTTCGTCGATATCTAGCTCTAACAGTTCGGGGTGCTCGATAAACGCAGAGATCACGGCTTCGAGCTCTAGCTTGAGCAGAGGTCGGTAATAAATGTCCTCAAACGCCAGCATGATCAGCATGTCGATCGACTGGCATACTATCTGTTGTTTTCGTTTTGCGTCGCTATCCGTCAGATACCCGCGCGCGGTGTCCTTCAGGGTCCGGTTTAGGAGCTCAAAAAGGGGGTCGTCGTAAACAAAGGCCGTGTCGGGGTCTTTTTTGCCTTCACGGATTTTGTCTTTGTCCCCGTTGCACCTGTATCTCAGGAGGAGAGGCCAGGCTTTGCCGATCGCTCGCTCTAAAAATCCTTTTACGGACTCTTGAAATAGACGCCCCAATTTTGTGGTATAGCAATTGTGCGTGAATCCTACTCGCGGTTGGTTGTGGTGCATCTGCTGCATTTGCTCTTCTGTGCGGGGGTCATATTTTATATTCATCTTCCGCCCGCCTGGTAATCTTTTTCGTGGATGAATCCCCCTCTCGCCCTGTGAATTTGTAGGTCCGTCCATATGGCATTACCTCATAAAAAGGGGATTATGGTTATGATTCGGACATATAGCCCTTCATAACGCCCAGATTCTGGTTTCCTGAAGTCTGGCGGATGTTACTGAACGGCGTCCTCCAGATATTGTAGGTATAGATGTCAGCTCCCATGTTTGCGTCGTATTCGTTGTGCGCTTTGACTGCCCCAACAACGTTGAGAATCCCAGGCACCCGGTTGGAGACCCCAAACACCATCTTGTTGCCGCTTGCGTCGAGGTTGTCGATATCGGTCGAGATATAGACCGGAACGCGCTGTGTGGGGTGCATGGTAGCTGCGTTTCTCCATTCGCTGAGGTTTGCGGTGGCCACTTTGTCGCCGACTGCATCGACGTAGTACGCTCCTGCGAGAGAGCCCATGACGTACGCCGTTGGTTTGTAGATCCCCATCGCCGCAGCGAGTTTGTCGAGCTGGAGAGTCGGCTTTTTGCTCGCCCAGTTCCCAAGATCCCCCGAATTATAGAGCTGCGGGGTGGTGTTCAGCTGCGTCGCGATCAGCTTGTTGAGGTTGCTCGCGAGCGCGTCTGCGCTCTG